GGTCAGCCTTTTTCCTGTTGCCATGCGTCAAGTCAACTATGTGCGAATATACATTATTTTTACGCATTAAGTCACTCAAATACGGCAAAACTGCATTTTTTAATGCTCCACGCTCAATTCCAACCGCCAAAGGTCGGTAGTCTCGCATCGCCATCAGTATCTTGGCGGCAGTCTCGCGGATGTCCCACCTACCATGAATAATCTCTTTTACCCACCATTTGCCATCTTCCGTTACTTTCACCACAGAGATAGCCGACTCATCTAGGCGTTTCTTAGCGTTCCCCGCTTGTTTTGCCACTTCCTCAAACCCTGCTAAGTCAATGGCTATGTAGTAACTGCCTTGTTGGGGTTCTTCCCCGTATTTAATCCATTCTTCCTTGAAAATGTCGCTACCAGCATTGGTGAAACTAGCCATGTACTCTTGCTTGAAAGCAAAGGTAGAGAGGGTTTTCTTGGCAGATTCGATCTCTGTGGGGTCAATCAGGGGGTTGTCTTTTGTTGTGAAATGCCAAGACTTCCAGTCGGCGTCCTCTGCGCTCTCGCCCAATCTAAACAAATCGTAAAACCAGTTTCTTCCTTTGGGCGTTCCGATAAACATGGCTCGTCCTTTTTTATCGGAGAGGGAGGCTCGGATAACTTGTTCCCACGCTTCGGGCTTGATGTCTGCGACTTCATCGAGGACTGCATAGGTGAGTGAAACTCCACGTAGCGTGTCTGGTCTGTCTGCTCCACGGACGTAGATGCTTGCTCCGTTGATGGTGGTGATGTTTTGGTTGTTGATGTGGGCATTTTGGATAACCTCCCTTCCTAAATCCATGATGACATCCCAAATAATCTGTCTAGCCTGACCATTTGTAGGGGCTACATATAGGACAGCCGATCCCGCAGGGCAACGCAAGGCTTCAATCAAGAGGGTGGTTGCCGCCAATCTGGACTTACCACAGCGTCTACCAGCGGCAATGACCTTAAATCTTGTGGAATCGGTAAAAACCTCTTGTTGCCAAGGCAAAAGGGAGAAATTTAGGTCACTCATCCTTAACCTCTACATCTTCTGCGTCAATTGTAGGTGCGTGGCTGACTTCCCCGATACCCGTAATATTGATCGTGACTGCACTTCTTTGTTTTCCTTCTTTCTCAAACATAGAGACAGGAAGCATCCGATCCATACAGAGTTTGATGGCGGCTAGTTGGGCAGGGTGTTCGTCATTGAGGGCTATTTCCACGGCCTTGTGGACAACTCTAGTTCCTGCGCTGTTTATCAGCAGATTCTTGAGTTCTTTGAGTTGGGCAGTCTCGGTCTTAGGAAGGGTGATGAGTTCGGGCTTATCAGCATAACTGGTAAGGGAGAATTTCTTGTTGGAAGAGCCTTTTGGTCGTCCACGGGGTTTTTTCTCTTGAATCATTACTTTTGTCCACAATGGGGAAGTCCCGACACAATTATCAACTATTTTGTATTGTTGAACAATAGGGTAAACCCTGATATAGTTAACACAACGGGGGCATGACCCACCCCTCTATGCGGTTGAGCCGACCAAGTAGGATAAACGTAGTGAACTAGGCGAGTCTCTAGTAGCCCTCCTCCAATGCTGTGATAGCACCGAGGACAAGGTGGACGGGGCAAAGTGGCTTAGGCTTCCATTGTCTGACAAACATGGTTGTAACTTAGACAAACGAGAGGCTCTCTCTTCTTGAGATATACCTGTATATACGGGTTACAGGCTATCGTCCATACCTAGCAAGTCGTCTTACCTATTCTGCTAACCAAGTCCCTGTTAGCCCTAAAAAGCCAATTTACCTTAACTTGTGGGGAGGAGGCTCCCACAAATATTCCACCGACCGCCTACCCCCTCCCCCCCTACAAAAGCATAGGGTTTCTACTACTGTATGCACATACATGAGGGTTTACCAGTAACTGTATAGAGATACAGATTAGGGTTTACCCTAGTTAATTAACCGACTGGTCGGTCGGGAAATGTCTATATAACTGAAGCACCATAAAAGGGTAACTTGATATAACCTCTTGAAATATAGAAGTAGTTATAAAACATAACCATATCGTTTACATTTATGCACCAATATAGATAGTTAGTGTGTGCTTACTTATACTTAGATGGTGCATGATTTTATGTTGTGAAAATACTGGCACAAATAAGGTGCAAGGATATTATGTTAAGTTATTGTAAGTTGTTGATTTATATAGATATTTTGTAAATGCTAAAATTGGCATGATGTGTGCATAGTATTTATCGCTGGCAACAGCACATCTTTTTAACAGGCGTTACATCGAAAGGCGTTACATTATGACTACATCTCTTACACGTGAGCAATGGCTCTCTCAGGCCACTGAGGAACTCAGGGCACTGTTTAAACAGCATGGTGACACTATACCAACACAGGTGCGCTCATCGTGTGGCTTTCCCTCCAAATCAGCCCTTGCCAGTAAGAACAGGCGCATAGGTGAGTGCTGGTCATCGGCGGCGAGTGCTGACAGCCACGCTGAAATTTTCATCTCGCCTACTATCAGCGACAGTGCGAGAGTGCTCGACATTCTGGCTCACGAACTTATCCATGCTGTGCACCCTGGTGACGGCCACGGCAAGAAATTCGGTAAGACAGCACGTGCCATTGGCTTAGAGGGCAAACTCACAGCCACTGTTGCTGGCCCTAAGTTCACAGCATGGGCAACGCCTGTTCTGGCTCGCTTAGGTGCTTACCCACACGCTGACTTAGTGCCCTCCAATGCACAAAAGAAGCAGACAACACGTATGCTCAAATGTGTCTGTTCTGACTGTGGTTATACAGTTCGGGTTGCTGGTAAGTGGCTCGCTGATATGGGTGCACCTCATTGCCCTGAGCATGGAGAAATGAGCACTGAGAGCGTTTAAACAACTCAGAGGGAAGCCTGAAAGGGTTTTCCTGTGCGCTGTTGCACTATACCGAAAGGCGTTAATTTATGTCAGCAATTTTAGACACACCAACCCAGATTGAACAGTTCAGATTACACGTGCTGTTCAGAGGGCTAAAACTCGAACTTATGGGCATGAAAATGTCTAGGGGTGCATCATGCTACAAAACATTGAAGAGCATGGGTTTTACTGGCACAAAACAGCAGGTCTATAACTCACTGGCTGAGGTGCTCGACAGGTCAACTGAGAGCGTTTAAACAGTTCAACTTATGAGAGCGTGACAGGCTCTCACTGGGTGCACTGTTGCACTGATTCAAAAGGCGTTACACAATGAGACAATTATTTCTTGATTTATTTCTGGCTGTGGCTCTGGGGCTGGCTTTTGCTACTCTGGCTCTGGCTTATTTTGATGTTTTAATTTGAAAGGCGTTACACAATGACCACCGACATTTGCACCGACATGGAAATCAAAACCACCATAATTGGCACAATCGACAATGGCTGTGATGGCGCACAGCAATACATTCTGTTGAAGTGTTTAAACGATGACCTCTCAGAATTACAGGCTTACCAATGGCTCTGGCCACAGGTTTACAGAGACACCAACACGCCTGGCGGTTATTTCTGCCACATTGTCGAGACAATCCAAAAAACCGACAATCAGGTTATTTGTATCGTTCACCACGAATACGACAATTAGAGCGTTTAAACAGAGTCTAGTCTGAAGGGTATTACGTGCCCTTTGGCCTGTGCTTTTACAGGGTTAATAGGAGTCAAGATGAAAACAACAGTATCAGTTTATGATTTTCACGATGCGTTTAAACGTGCTAATCGCCAAAATCAATTTAGTTATTCCGCCTTGAATTTATTATTCGATTATTTCGAACAAATAGAGCAAGACACAGGTGAAGAGTGTGAACTTGACGTTATAGGCATTTGTTGCGAGTTCGCAGAGGCCACATGGCAAGAAATAGCCAACGATTATTTACTTCACGATAAAACCCTTGACGATGAGTCACAAGACCATAAGTCAAAGGTTCTGGACTATTTGGCAGACGAGGGGGTTTTAATCGGTGAAACCGATGATTCTATTGTTTATCGCCAACATTGAAAGCGTTTAAACGATGCTTTACGCCATTATTGGGTTAGTTTTACAGGTAATCTTACGCAAACGTAAATAAAAGGAGTTAATAAATGAAAACATTTCAAATTTTTAAGAATGTATCTTATGAATATTTTGTTGAGGCTGAAACCTTAGAGGAAGCACAAAACAAAATAATTGAGGAAAACCCAGAACCTGAAAGCGAAGAATTGATTGAATGGGTTTATCTTGACGAACATGATGGGGAAAACTGGAAATATGAAACCCTAGCAAATTCATAAGTTAGTAAGCACTTACTTAACACCGCCTTCGGGCGGTTTTCTTTTGCCTATTTTTAAGCCCTTCAAGCCCTTGGGTGTCTTGCTATGTATGCCGACAACAAAATAACGCCTAAAAAGCCCGTTTTAATGCGTTCTTGGGCTATTCGTGCGGGTGTTTGTCGGTGCTGGAAACAGTCACCAGTCCGATATGCCTCAAATCCATCTCAGTATTTAGCCCCAAATTGTAAAAATGTGCGCTCCACATGATGCAGATTCTTACGCCCTCCGCATAACTGCCCTTTCCTATTGTCCGCAAAATGTGCCGTTCGGTTTCTGTTAACTTGAACAAATGCCCATGTAGATCGTCATATTTTGCTCTATTGGGTAGGCTTTTTGGCACTTTCTAGCCCCTTAACTTGTGTGCGCCAATATTCGGCAATGAGTAAGGCTTCAGCCCTTCCTATGTGCTTTTTAAGCGTCAATTTGGCTTCAGGCCATAACATCCTAGCCATGTCCAAGGCTTCGCCCTTATCGCTCGATAGGTGATAGTGCTTTTTCCACGCTTGGGGGCGCACCAAATGCAAGGGATAGCGGGTTAACTCGCAAACTGCCGTAATTACCCCTACTGCTCGCCCAAACTGGAAAGTTGACGCAACCCCTTGGTTTGGCATTGAATGGACTAATTCGCAACAGATTTCCCCGCCTTCTTTTGGGTCGATTAGGCGCAGAATCATGTTTTTAAGCACCATTGGCAAAACGTGCTTGTCTTGGTGCTGTATTTCAAACGAATCAAGATAATCTCCGTTATCCAACAAACCGCCTACTGCACCCGATACCGAGCCTGGGTCTATTCCCACCCAAACCGTCATTTCCAAAACCTCTTCAATAAGTCCGTAGAGAATGACTTTTGGAATTCTTGTTCTACGGGTTTGGTTAACCTCTTTTTGCGGGGAATTGTCCCGACATAGAGGATTTCCTGAGTTTTGAATGTATGAAAGCAGATATTGCACATTCGCCTACGAAAGTTTGTCTCATCGGTTTTTGTTGTTTCCAATGTAACTGTCTTGTCAGATTGACACTTAGGGCATTTCATTCTTGAGTTCCTTTATTCTTTGGGCAATCAAGGTAGGCAGAGTAGGAAAATCCTTTTTCAATTCCCTTGCTCTCAAACGGGATTGCTCTATCGTGGCTGGATTCATCGCCATTAGAGCGTAATGGTTTATCAAATAGTCCTGAAATGTCTCCTGTCCTCTGTAAGGCTTGAGTTGTGACAAGTAAGGACATTGGGTAGCCTTCTCTGATTCTGTCAAGGATTCTGTTTGCTTCATTGATTGTCATGGCGTTTTGGGTAAGGTTTGATTAGATGCTGAATTGCGGATAAATGGGCTTTTTTGGCTTGCTTGCCACCACGAAAGGCAAAATATCTGCCCTTGCTATGCTGTTTTATCTTTTGGACAGAGGGAAAGTGTTTTTTAATGTTTTCCAGTTGGGTGTTCCCACAAACTGCTCTGATGCTTCTAGAAGTCCAAATCTTGCCGTTAATAAGCCAACCATCTCTATCCAACTTACGGCTTTTAACATTGGGGTTTCCGTCTCTCATAGAGCCAACATAGTAAAAGCCACAGGCTTGGTAAATAGTCCCAAATTCGCCTGCCGCCTCATCAATGGTTGAAGTCACCACCTCGTATTTCTCTGGCAACATCTTCATGCTTTGACGAATCAGTTTGCTTGCGCTATGAGGGTGCGCCCAATGGACACAAGCACCACGACTAAGCAAAATCATTTTGCCTTCAAAGCCGTATTTACTCCAATCTGCCCCTGCCAAACCCTTTTCCCGTGTGATTTTTCCAAGGTTTTCAGAGTATTCAGGGCCGTAACAAACAACTCCAGCACAGAAGTTCTCGAAGAAAATGCCATAGCAATGCCAAACAACGGCTGGCATACAACCAAGCCACTCGTAATCTTCTATGATTTTCTCAGCCATTTTGTAAGGGACTTCACGAATTTCAGCCTTTTTGATGTCCACATCAATGTTTTGCCACCAGTTTCCTAAAAGGTCAGCATCTGAGTTTTCCAAACGCCTTTTCTCTCTAATCTGCTTTTGCCAAGCCGTTGTGTTGTCAAGCAATAGGTTCATTTTTTAGTCAACCTCGCAATGTAATCCCTTACAAAACTAGGCATCGGAGCGACATTCTTTGTGTCTTCCTCTATCTTTGCTAGTGCGGGGTCTTTGAAGTTGACATTGACATTGACAGTCATATCAGGGATTTCAGCCCCATCCCAACGCATTTGATTTAAGTAGACCAAAGGGGCAGGGATAAAAGCACCATCGCCCTTTTTCCATTGCTCGGTGGTCTTCATCCATTCAACGTGCTTAATGATTTGGTCAGCCTGTAAGTCCAATTTCAATTTGACCCATTTGGCTTGACAAGTGGCTTTTCCACCTTTTCGGGTGCTTTTAGGCCATGTAGACCAGAATTGCTCAAACATTCTTCACTCCTTTTAATAATTTGATATTTACCACAACTTCCACAAGTCCACGCTTCCCTATTCCTAGTAAGTTCGTGTTGCCTTACTATCCCTCCACACTTACATATTCTCATCTAGTAATCCCTATGTAGCCTTTTGGTGAGTGTTGGAACAAAGCATAGCCTTACCGCATCAAAATGAGGGTTCGCTTTTGCTTTGGATGTAGCCTTTCGGAGCCGTGTCATCACATAGCATTGAACAGACTTACATGGCATTGAGGCGCATATGCGAGGCTCTTGCCACTACCACCGAGTTCTATTCTTAGCCCACTCTCCCTGCTCTGGTTTGCTCGTGTTACAGGGTATCTCATGCCTAACCACCGACGTTCCGCATTAGGCTGTCCAAAAGCAAAAACCCCGCAAGATGCTCTGTGGTCTTGGCTCTTGGCATGAGCAACAACAAGACGATTGAACTGGTCAAAAGGCTCGCCATGCTGTACGACAAGACCACACAGAAACCTGCGGGGTTTAATAACCAGTTCAACGTCCTGATGCCACTCAAGACGGCTAGGATTATACATATTGCTTTGGATAAACCAAATTCTCCCCTAATTTACTAGGGTATTTGAGAAAGTCGTATGCCCCTTGCCTATGGCAATTCATTCTTAGATCAGCCCCATCGTAGATTTCTGTGGTAGTTCCAGCACTCACCTTGGTAGTCTTAACCACCACTTTTTTCTCTTCCAACTTAGCCACCCCAAAACTTGTGATGTGGTAATAATCACCAATCAAAACAACATAGCCCATGCGTTCTAAATCATTAAAATATCTCTCATAGTGAAAACCTTGGTTTCCTACGGCTAATGTAGAATGGGTAAAGTCTTTGACCGAACAAGACGAGTGTTCTAGTCTTTTTAAGATGTTTTTGTGAGCAAATTTGAGTTCCATTTCAGTCTCCTTTTCAGCCAATCCTACCCTTAAAAATAGTTTGTCAACATAGGGTTTATCCTAGTTTTCAAGCCCCTAAAAAGCCTTAATAATCCCTTCACCAACATTTAAAAGGAGTTGATATGTCGGTAAAACCAAGTGACTTTAAACATGAAATCTTTGTCTACCTAGACGATATTGGAGAGTGCCTAGTGTGCTTTGACATCCTAACGCCTAGCGTGGAACTTGATCCTGACCACGCAGACGATTACGAGATTGACTTTGCCGTGTTCGATGCTGAGAACGACAAACACATAACCTACGACCTAGATCGGAAACAATACAACTTTTGCGAGAACAAGGCTATGGACGAAATGCTTGATATAACGACTAGATGGAAAAAAGAGTGGGAGGAATCCTTTGACTAAAACTGAGATGCTTCAGCACCTGAGAATGGCGGCTTGTGACGAACAAGTCATCAATGGAATGTCCAACGCTTACGACTTGGGGGCTGAGCACGAAAGAGACATCATTTGCACTTTGATCTTCAATATGGTAAAAGATCACCATTTGGCTCAGAACCTAGTTGACACAATAAGGGTGCGTGAATGACAAAACTTGATGATGCCTTTGATGACTTGGAATTCAATGTGACTGAACACTTAAAAAAGTCCAGTTACCTTGCTGAACAACGCAAAGTCGCAACGGGTGTCACGGACGGAACTGCTCAGAGGGAATTGGTCAGAGATTTGACTGAGAACCTTAGAGCAATTGATCCAGAGATTATTAGAAATGATGTTTTGGAAGAAGTGGCAAGCGAGATTGCTAAGTTACCTTTTGGTGATACAGCAAGCAGTTTTGCCGCATTTGTGAGAGCAATGAAGCGTTAATATTTTTAAACAGGAGTTAATATGGATAGACCAGTCGTGGGCATTACAGCCCCATACCGAAAGACCGACTACACATATCAGAATATGCTGTTAGATCGCATCAAAGACCTCGAAGCAATCGTTAAGAAACTTGAGCAACGCATCAAAGTGTTGGAGGGCAAACAATGAAAATCAAAGACGAACTGCAAGCCATTTACGATGATTTGTGGAATGTTTACTATTGTTGTTATTGCCTTGAACCACAAGGCGAGAAGATAGGTTGTTGCCACGAAAATCACTTTGTTGAATTTAAATACTTGGACGCAGATTGCAGACAAGAAATAGCACAGGAGGTATGGAATGGATAACGAACTCATGGGGACAACAAGAATGTTCCCTCGCACACTAGAGACAGCCTTTCCTAAGCAATACGTCAACGAAGGCGTGTTTGAAGGGCCGTATTACTCAGCACCTCATATTGGGGATGTTTCAGTTCTATTGGGCTTGATTGCAACGATCAGCATGATTGCTTACGTCATTTGGAACTATTTATGAACGACTACTCAACCATATTGATGCGGATAGAACAATCGGTGAAATCCCTAGATAAAAAGTGCATGAACAAGAGTTATGATGGGTTTGTGTTAGACATAAACAGAATCAACAATGATCTAGTTATGTTGGCACATTGGATAGGTGAACAGCAAGTTAAACAGAGTCAACAAAATAGGAGTTAATTATGAATAGTGAACAAGTGTTATCGATGCTCAAGACAAATGTCAACGAGCATACAGAGAAGAAGAATGGGCTTACATATCTTTCATGGGCGTGGGCATGGGCAGAGGCACTAAAAGCCGATCCTGAAGCCACATACAAAATAGAGATGTTTGAAGGAAAGCCCTTTGTAGACATCAACGGCACAGCAATGGTGTTTGTAACAGTCACCATGTTTGGCAAACCAATGACTTGCCAATTGCCCGTGATGGACTACCGCAACAAAGCAATCCCCAATCCAGACGCATTTGCAGTCAATACTGCCATCATGCGTTGTATGACCAAGGCTTTGTCCTTGCATGGTCTTGGGCTATATATCTACGCTGGTGAAGACTTACCTGAAGGCGAAGATGAGTCATCTGTGGACGAAGGCATGATGTTGGACTACTTGTCTGCGATTGAAGTTACTTCATCCCTTGATCAACTTAAAGACATCTACATCGAAGCGTTTGCCGCTTGCCAAGGCAACAAAGCATGGCAGACAAAGATGATTGCCGCCAAGGACGCTAAAAAGAAGGAGTTGAAATGAAGAACATTCCAGCCTTCCCAAACAACTTCACCATTGAGAAGTATCAAGGGTTAACAATTCGTGATTACTTTGCCGCCAAAGCACTACAAGGCTTATTGGCATCAGAAGTCAACGATTCAATGCAAGAGTTCATTTCTCGTTCTTACAAGATTGCCGATGCAATGATGGAAGAGAGGTTGAAATGAGTGAAGAGATTATTCAAGGTAGTGAAGAATGGCATCGCCAAAGAATCGGAAAGGCTACGGCATCACGCATATCAGACATTGTTGCCAAAACAAAGTCAGGTTATTCAACAAGTCGTGCTAACTACATGGCGCAACTGGTTGTAGAGCGCATGACAAACCAAGTGGCAGAGTCCTATACCAATGCGGCAATGGAATGGGGAACAGAAAACGAACCATTTGCTAGAGGTGCATACGAAACCAAGATGAACCTATTGGTGACAGAAGTAGGTGCTATTGATCATCCAAGGATTGCAATGTCTGCCGCTAGTCCTGACGGACTGATAGGCGACGATGGTTGCTTGGAGATTAAATGCCCTAATACTGCCACCCATATTGAGACATTATTGGGTGGTGAGATAGCAAAGAAATACTATGATCAGATGCAATGGCAGATGGCTTGCACAGGTCGTAGTTGGTGCGATTTCGTGAGTTTTGACCCACGGATGCCAGAGGGACTTCAATTGTTCATCAAGCGGATACCCAGAGATGACAAGTATCTTGCTGAACTAGAAGGAGAGGTCATTCAGTTCTTAGCGGAAGTGGATGATAAAGTTAATAAGTTAAATGATTTGAAAGGTTAATATGGATAAACGTGACAATAGTGGTGTGCTTTTTGCCAATGACAAAAAAGACAATGATCGTGCGCCCAATTACAAGGGAAATATCATGGTAGAAGGCACAGAATATTGGCTGTCGGCATGGGTTAAGGAAGGCAAAAACGGCAAATTCCTTGGTTTGGCAGTCTCTCCGAAAGATGCACAACCACCAGCAAGCAAACCAGTTCCAAAGAACTTAGAAGAGAGCGATTTTCCTTTTTGATGGGGGTTTCATTTGCATCTTGTATATGTGTCAGTACAGTCTCCCCCATGAAAGACTAAGGGCTGTACTAGTCCTTTGAAAGGCAACCGCAGTCTTAATATACTGAGGCGGTGACAGTCGGAGAGACGACACAGAACAACGGGGGAAAGCGGATGCGTCACAACAGGTTTGGACTCCCAAATGGCGTGTAGCGAGTACCCCTCCCTTTAATATGAGTAATAACTACAACCAAGAATACATCGAAGTTCCGCTTTCGGAGACAGAGATTATGGTTTGTAACTACATTGGAAAGTTACGAAACCATGTAACAAGTCAACACGCAAGTGACAGAAAGCAAGATCAATCCCTTGATGGAGTGCAAATATCCATAAATGGGGTGATTACAGAGTATGCGGTATCCAAGTTCCTTCAATTGCCTTTTGACCTAAATTGCAATTACAGAAAGTTTGGGGCTGACTTAGTTACAAGAAAAGGCAAGACAATTGATGTTAAATGCACCAGTAAGGTAGGTGGAAACCTAAATGCCGTTGTTTGGTCAGGAAAGAAACCAGTTGATGCGTTTGTTTTGACTGAAATACACAACACTTGTGTTCGCATCATTGGGTGGATAAATAGCAAGGATTTCCTGATTGAAGAAAACTTGTTTGATGTAGGCAATGGGGAGTATTATTCAGTTAGACAGTCCGAATTGATACCTTTTGAAAGGAATTACCATGTCTGAAGTCCTAATCTTTGTAGCAGGAATGATTGCTCCTGCCTTCCTAAGTGCCATATTTACACTCTTCAAGTCCTTGGAAGAGGTAATCAAGGATAGGGTGAAATAAGCATGATAGAGGGCATCCTAATCCTCTTTGCTCTTCTTTTCCTTGGATTCGTAGTAGGGATAGGGATAATTCTCGCTATCCTCTACATGACTAGTGACTAGGCAAGGACTGCCAAAGCCATCTGAACGTGCTTTATTCTGTCATCCAACCCAATAGTCCCACCATTGATTATCTTGGTGACTTTAGTGTAGTCAAGGGCATCCGCTGGAGGATTGCATTTGTGGGTTGACCAAAACCATCCTGCTGTGAGGGCGGCATATTTAGGGGTTGCAACAAGGTCAGGTTGCATAACAAAATCAACGCCCAATGCTTTCCCTGCATGGAAATGATTTGAATATCCTGTGAGTTGAACCAGACCTTTTCCCCTGAACCGATACCCGTCACCAGATGCTTCATCTCGATTCCCCATACGATCTGCGTAAACCTTGTTGGCAATAGCACGAGCATTACCTGCGTACTGGTTGGCAACTTCTAGGGTAGGAAAGCGTTTAGGCCAAAGTTTCATCAGCGTTGCCGCTTTGTAGTTCAAATTTTCAGATAAAAGTTTAAAGTTGCCACTTTCATGCGAACATTGACCAATAAACATCGCTTGTTGGTTGTTAGAGGTAATGTCAAAACGAGAAAATGTCTCATTTAGAGCATCTACCCACTCAGCACCAATATGGAGTTTTTGTAGTTTTTCAGCGG